GTTAAGTTTGCAACAAGAACTAAAGTATCTGTTATGAAAAACCACATTAATGGTTTAGGTTATGAAGATGGTAAAATTTTGGTGACCGCTCACGGATTCTTGGCAGGTAAAGACCCGGCAGAAGAAAAGAAATCTATCGAAGGATACAAAGCTGAACAATCAGATTATTGGAAAGATATCATCGGTACAGGTGGTGAGTTTAGGTTAGAAGAAGAAACGTTGGACCTTTAAAATAAAAATTTGTGGTAAAGACACTATTAGTTGATGGTGACAACTTATTCAAAATTGGTTTTCATGGGGTTAGAGATTACTACCACGAAGGAAATCATATAGGTGGAATTTACCACTTCGTCAACGCACTCAAAAAGTTCTTAGAAGAACACAATTACGATAAAGTTATAGTCTTTTGGGATGGTAATAATAATGCCTCCCAAAGACGTGCTTTATATCCCCAATACAAAGAGAATAGGCGTGAGACGATGAACGAGATAAAGAAACAATCGTTCTATCACCAGAAGTCACGTGTGTGTCTTTATTTGGAGGAAATGTTTATTCGTCAAGTAAGACTTGACGGGTGTGAATCGGACGATGCAATTTCTTATTACTGTCAAATTTCACAAGACGAAAACAAAACAATATTTTCGTCAGACAAAGACTTAACTCAGTTAATATCCGATAAGGTTCAAATTTATTCACCAATTAAAAGAGAATACTTTAAAAAGGGTGATAAGATTAAATTTGACTACATCGAGGTTATACCTGAGAATGTTGTTACACTTAAAACTTTAACGGGGGATAAATCAGATAATATTGACGGTGTATTAAGATTAGGGGAGAAGACAGTTTTAAAATTCTTTCCTGAGATAGTTGACACTCCAACTTCTATTGATGATATTTTAATCCACGCTGAGGAATTAATTAAAGAAGAAACAAAAAACAAAACTTTAAAAAACTTAATAGACGGTGTAACTAAAAACGGTACATACGGAAAAGAGATTTTGGATATCAACAAAAAGATTGTAGATTTGTCGAACCCCTTAATTAGTGAAGATGGAAAGGAAGAGATAGAATTGTATTACCGTGAAGAATTGGACCCAGAAGGTAGGGGGTACAAAAATCTAATAAAGTACATGATGGAAGATGGACTTTTCAAATTCCTACCAAAAAAAGACAACGCTTGGGTTGAATTCCTACAACCCTTTATGAAACTTACAAGAAAAGAAAAAAGAAGATTTAATAACAAAAACTAAAATTATGAAAGAGCAAAATGATGTAGTAAAGCTTGAGTTCTTATTGACATTGAATGAGAACATCGTGGTCCAACGTTACTTTAACGTAAGAGGGTACAACCCTGACGCACGAAAGAGTTTGGAGATGATTGAAACTGTCCACGATATTATCGAGGACATTAAGAAAGATTTGACAAACAAATCGTGTTATTATTTGTTGGAAAACTATGAACAAATTCTGGTGGACGAAGAGATTTTAAACACGTCAAATACTGACGGTCCAGAGCAGTTTACAATGACAATTAAGTTTGGAGATGAGACAATTTGTCAGTCGGCGTGGGATGCTAAACCATACCCTCCGAAGGTAAGATATACCGTAGACATACGCCCAAGACTAAAAAACATACTTCGTATGTTGACTGACATTTTTTCAAGCGAAAAATTAACACACAATTACTTAGGTTATTCTTTAATTTAACCATATTTATTAAAACTCACACATTAAATTTATTAGAGAATTATGTCAGACGAAAAGAATTTTGGATATCTAGGAAACACATTTCAAATACAATTATTAAACAACATTATTTTATATAAAGAATTTGCAAACTCTATTGTAGATGTACTGGACCCGAAATACTTTGACAATCAATACTTTCGTTTGATAATGCAAATGATTAAGGAGTATTATGTTAAATATGAACACGCTCCTACATTTGAAACTATTGAACAGTTAACAAAGAGTGAAATCACATCACCGATGGCTCAGAAAATGGTTCTGGACATGGTGTCACAAGTAAAAGAGGCTCCTTTTCAGGGTCATCAGTTTGTTCAAGAAAAGTCATTGAAATTCTGTAAACAGCAAGAATTACAGAAGGTAATGGGAAAGGCTCAAAAAATCATTGACAAGGGTGATTTTGAAAGTTACGACAAACTTGAAGAGATGGTTAGAGAAGCTCTTCAGGTTGGTGAAGTGAATCAAGGGGTTGATGATGTTTTTTCTAATTTGGACCAAGTACTTGAGGATGATTTCAGACATCCAATTCCAATTGGAATACCAGGTATTGACAACTGTCTAAAGGGTGGTTTAGCTAAGGGTGAAATTGGTGTTATCTTAGCACCGACAGGTGTAGGTAAAACAACTGTTTTAACCAAGATTGCTAATCATGGTTTTAATCTCGGATATAATGTTCTTCAAATATTTTTTGAGGACAATCCAAAGATTATCCAAAGAAAACATTTCACGTTGTGGACTGGTATTGTACCTGACAACTTGTCTTTACATAAAGAAGAGGTGATGAGCAAGGTTAAGTCTATTCAAGATAATATGCCAAATAAACTAACACTTAAAAAATTACCTTCAGATACTCTTACTATGAGTCAGGTTAAAAACCAAATTAGAAAGATGATTGCTGAGGGAAACAAAGTAGATATGGTTGTGTTGGATTATATTGATTGTATTATGCCTGATAAGAATTTAGGTGACGAATGGAAAAGTGAAGGTTCGGTTATGAGAGGGTTCGAAGCTATGTGTCATGAACTTGACTTGGCGGGATGGACTGCAACTCAAGGTAACCGTTCTTCGATTTCTTCAGATGTTGTTACAACAGACCAAATGGGTGGTTCTATTAAGAAAGCTCAAGTTGGTCACGTGATTATTTCTGTTGCTAAATCATTACAACAAAAAGAAATGAATTTAGCGACAATTGCAATTACAAAGTCACGTATTGGTAAAGATGGGATTGTATTCGAAAATTGTAAATTCGATAACGAACTATTGGAAATTGATACGGAATCAAGTGTAACATTCTTAGGTTTGGAAGAACAGAAAGAAGAGAAAAATCGTCAACGAATTAAGCAGCTACTTGATAGACGTAAATCTGAAAATCAAATTTAAAATAAATAAAATTTAATTATGGATAATTTAGTAATAGTAGAAGACAAAGATGCTCGTTTCGTTATAAAACGAAGCGGAGAACAAGTTTTGTTTCAAGAAGACAAAATTAAAAATGCGGTTATAAAAGCTATGAAAAGCATTAACGAAGTTAATGAAGAAATGGCCGAAAAAATTGCTAGAATTACAAGAAAGAGTCTGTTTAGGGACGATAAAGAAAAAGTACCACACGTGGATGATATTCATGAGATGGTTGAAAACAAATTGATGGATAATGGTCTCAATGATGTGGCAAGAGAATATATTATTTATCGTACTAAACATAAACCAAATATATTCGCCAAAAGAGTGAATCTAAAACCATATGAATACCCTGAGTTGGTTGAATATGTTGATGCCATCAGACATTCATATTGGGTTCACACTGAATTTAATTTTACTTCTGACATTCAAGACTTTAAAGTACATTTGGATGAGAAAGAAAGAACTGCAGTACAAAGAGCTATGTTGGCAATTTCACAAATTGAAATTGCAGTAAAGACATTTTGGGGTGACATTTATAAGAGATTACCAAAACCTGAAATCGGAAACGTAGGTGCAACATTTGCAGAATCTGAAGTAAGACACGCAGATGCGTATTCTAACCTTATTCAAGTACTCGGTTTGAACAGTGAGTTTGAAAAATTGATGGAAGTTCCGGCAATTCGTAGAAGAATTAAATACTTGGAAAAGTCTATCACAAATTCAAAGGCAGTTGAAAACCGTGATTACTTTGAGTCTGTCGTCTTGTTTTCTATGTTCGTAGAGAACGTATCATTATTCTCTCAATTTTTAGTTATTATGTCATTTAACAAACATAAGAATATGTTAAAAGGTATGAGTAACGCAGTTGAAGCTACATCGAAAGAAGAGAATATACATGCGGAGTTTGGTTTTGATTTAGTAAACTTAATTAAGAAAGAAAATCCATCTTGGTGGACACCAGAATTAGTTGAAGATTTGATTGATGCTACTATGGAAGCGTTCAGTGCTGAGTCTGATATTATTGATTGGATTTTTGAAAAAGGTGATTTAGATTTTTTGACTAAAGCACAAACTTTAGAGTTTATTAAACACCGTTTTAACTTATCATTAAACTCTATTGGGATTGAAAATATATTCCATGTAGACCAAAAATTATTAGAGACAACTGAGTGGTTTGATGATGAGATTTTAACAACAAAACACACGGATTTCTTTAATAAAAGAAGTATCAATTACAGTAAGAAAAGTAAGTCAATAACATTGAACGATTTGTTTTAACAAAAAAAAATTAAAAAATAATATGAATAATAATAGAGAAGCTTTTGATTGGATTAATGAAGAGTCGATTACATTCCTCCGTAGAGGATATTTGAGTGATGGTGAACAACCATTAGAAAGAATTAAGACAATTGCTGAACATGCAGAAAAACTATTAGGTATCGAAGGTTTTGCTGAGAAATTTTACGATTATATGGGTAAAGGGTGGTATTCACTATCTTCACCTGTATGGGCTAACTTTGGTAAAAAGAGAGGTCTACCTGTAAGTTGTTTTGGTTCTAACATTGGTGACAATATTGAGTCTATTCTTTACACTCAGGCTGAAGTTGGTGAAATGAGTAAAATGGGGGGAGGAACCTCAGGATACTTTGGTAACATCAGAGGTCGTGGTGCTGAAATTACAGACAACGGACACGCACCTGGTTCAGTACACTTTATGAATCTATTCCAAAGTGTGGTAGATAATATTTCACAAGGTTCCACAAGAAGAGGTCGTTTTTCACCATACCTTCCAGTTGAACATCCTGACATTATGGAGTTCTTGGAAATTGGTACAGAAGGTGCACCTATTCAAGATTTGACACATGCAGTTACAGTAACTGACGAGTTCATGGAAGAAATGATTAATGGTGATAAGGAAAAGAGAGCGATTTGGGCTAAAGTAATTCAAAGACGTGGTGAGATTGGATATCCATATATCATGTTTACGGATACCATGAATAAAAAGGCACCCGAAGTATACCGTGATAAAGGTATGAAAATTTACAATTCAAACCTTTGTTCTGAAATCGCACTTCACAATTCTGAAGAAGAGTCATTTGTTTGTGTATTATCTTCTATGAACGTTCTTCACTATGATGAATGGAAAGATACCGACGCAGTTGAGATTATGGTTTATTTCTTGGATGCTGTTGTTTCTGAATTTATTACAAAGATTGAAGACATTCGTGATAGTGGTACAATTGAAGGTAAAAGAGCATTCTTCTATCTTGAAAAGGCTTACAATTTCGCGAAAAGACAAAGAGCGCTTGGATTAGGTGTATTGGGTTGGCACTCATTACTTCAGTCTAAAAATCTTCCATTCGATAGTAGAGAATCTGCAAGATTAAATGTTGAGGTGTTTAAATTGATTAAAGATAAATCATATCAAGCATCTGCGGAATTAGCTAAGATGTTTGGTGAACCTGAAACTTTAGTGGGTTACGGTCGTAGAAATGTTACTCTTAATGCAATTGCACCGACAACATCGTCAGCATTTATTTTAGGACAAGTATCACAATCAATTGAACCAATTTGGTCAAACTGTTATGTTAAGGATGTGGCTAAATTAAAAGTAACAATTAAAAATCCGGTACTTCAGAAGTTGTTGGCGTCAATGAAAAAAGACAACAAATCAACATGGGATAGTATTAAGAAACATGATGGTTCTGTACAACACTTGGAATTTTTGACAAATGAACAGAAAGAAGTTTTCAGAACATTTGCTGAAATTAATCAGTCATCAATCATCAACATGGCGGCGGTAAGACAAGATTACATCGACCAAGCGCAGTCTTTGAATCTTATGGTTTCACCTGACATGCCAACTAAAGATGTAAACAAACTTCTAATAGATGCATGGCAGATGGGTGTTAAGACATTGTATTACCAACACTCGATGAATTCGGCACAGGCATTTGCAAGAAAGAAATTAAATCTAAATGATTTGGTTTGTACTTCTTGTGAGGGGTAATTGTTAAAAATAACAATAAACTTAGATAAAAGAGGACTTTGGTCCTCTTTTTTTTATAAATTACTATACTAATATATTTATGAGTAATGGCTGATGGTTTTACATATGGTGTTAATTTCCCTTTTAGAGAAAGTTTACAGGGAAAGTACTTATCACTCTCACAAACTAGTGTAGAGGAGATAAGAACTGACTTATTACATTTAATACTAACAAGAAAAGGAAGTAGGTATTATTTACCTGATTTTGGTACAAGAATATATGAATTCATTTTTGAACCAATGGACGGTCCAACCTTTGAGGCTATCAAATCTGATATTAGAGAAGCTGTTGATAAATACATTCCTAACCTTACTATTAAAGATATTACATTAACACCTTATTTAGATGATTTAGAAGCTCAAGGAGAGCTAAATTTTGAAAAATTAGGTGGTGCAGTATATAGAATACCAGGAAAAGGAACTCAAGAGTACACGGCAAAATTAAGGATAGATTACAGTGCTGATGATAAGGCTTTCGAAACTAAAGATTTTATAATTATCAATATTTAATAATATATGGCAAATAAGAAAATATCCTATACGGAAAGAGATTTTGAAGGATTAAGACAAGACCTCATTAATTATACTCGTCAGTACTATCCTGAACTAATTGATAATTTCAATGATGCTTCGGTATTTTCTGTTTTCATGGATTTGAATGCGGCAATTGGTGATAACTTACATTATCATATTGATAGAAGTGTTCAAGAAACTGTTCTTCAATATGCACAACAACGTTCATCAGTTTATAATATAGCAAGAACATATGGTTTAAAAATTCCAGGTTATAGACCATCTGTGGCTATGGTTGACTTCTCAATCACTGTTCCTGCTTATGGTGATAAAGAAGATGCGAGATACTTAGGTATCTTAAGAGCCGGGTCTCAAGTTGTTGGTGGAGGACAGACATTTGAAAATGTTTATGACATTGATTTTTCATCACCATATAATAATAGTGGATACCCAAACAGAATTAAAATTCCAAACTTTGATTCGAACAATAGGTTAATTAATTATACTATAACTAAAAGAGAAACCGTAGTTAACGGTATAACTAAAGTTTTTAAACAAATCATCAATCCAAATGATGTTATACCTTTTTATGAAATATTTTTACCAGAGAGAAATGTATTAGGAATAACATCAGTTATACAAAAAGACGGTACAAATTACCAAGCCACTCCAACATATAATGAATTTATTAGTTCACCAAATAAATGGTTTGAAGTTAGTGCGTTAGCACAAAATAAAGTTTTTATTGAAGACCCAACAAAACCCGCAGATTTAACAGGAGTTAAAGTGGGTAGATGGTTACAAACAGAAAATCGATTTATAAGTGAATATACCCC